AGGCGGCAGAACCGCCCCCACATTGTTTAGTTTACAACGTACTGGATGACAAAAGCCATGTCACCAGCAGTTCCACCTGTCGCATTGAAAGTTGCGGCAACGTAGTAGAACCCGCCTGGGTCAGAACTATCACCAGCCATTGTGTACATCTTCTGGCCTGTAGTGTTTAGGTCAGCGGCCTCGTAACGAAGTTCTGCTAATGCTGCGCCGTCAGAAACGGTTGTAGCAAAGAAGTCCTCGCCTTTAACAGCGCCAGCATCTGTGTAGATACCAACATTGTATGTGCAGCTTCCACCTAAAGCATCTGTGCCTACTTGCAGAGATACAATGGATGCGTTGCTTGGAATCGGTGCAAGCATAACGATATCATCGTCAGTGCTATCACCAGCAGCCAAGGCTACGTTTCCCTGAGCCACACGGATTACGCCGTGTAGTTCCTGGGCATCGTTAGCGACTTGAGGGGATGCCTCAAGATTCGCTACTAAGTCTGAGTTTTTAGTAGTCATCTTTTAGCTCCTATTAGTCAGGGGTTTCGTCACAGAAGATTTGGCAAACCTTGTTTTCTTCCATGCGCACCGCACCGATGCTCATGCAATAGTAAACCTGGGTTGCGTAACCTTTATCTGCACGCTCATCAATACGGGCAGAAATGTCCTTGCCCATACCTAAAGTAAGACCATCTTCAGCCCATGCAAAACATGTGCGAACATCTGTGGCAGAAACAGCCAAGCGGTTCGACATGATAAAGCGGAAGCCCATGAATGTGTCCACATCGCCAGATACCAACGCCTTGACGGTGTTGAAGTCTGATGAAGTCACCTGAGTTGTTCCAAGCAAATCTTCAATCTGCTTTGGGCCAACTGCAATGTAACGTGGGATAGAAGGGTCAACGTCTGCTAGGTCTAACTTACGCTTTGCTTCAGTTAGCTTTGCAACGGTCAATCCATCGTTTGATGATGCTGAACCAACAGAGTTGGCTGTTGCATCTAGAGATGCTGAACCACTACCAGTTTCGCCTGTTGAGGCTGTACCTGTTGCAGCAGTAATGATGACATCATCCATCGCACGACCCATAGCAGCAGCAGCCGCCATAGCGTAAGATGAAGTCGGGTCAACAAGCATACGAACCTTGTCTTGGTCATCAATCAGGTCTGCATACTCATAGTCAGCAAGGCTCAAACGTCTACGCCCGTGTGGGGTATCAATCTGAGGTGTGTCGGCATTTCTTGATGTACGAAGCTGCGCTGTCGCTACACCAATTTGGTCAATAAAGGCATTTTTGCCAATAACATTCTCAATACGCACCGCATCACGAAGACGAGAACCCATCTGCTGTGATAGCATCTGCACGTTCGCAGAATATTGTTGTACAAAGCCCGTGGTGATTTGTGATGACATATCATGTCTCCATTGTTTTCACAGGTTTAAGTTACAGTAATTGCGATGCGCTACCCTTGCGGACACTTCTAGGTTTTTTAGCTACCATTAAGCTATCGTCTTTCCGATTGTCTTTAGGACGGAACTCTCCGCTACCCTGCATGACCACCTCCCAATATTTGTCAAAGAGGAGGTCAGGATTCACTATGTCTCTCTGCGTACCAAACTCTAACGCAGTTCTTAAAACTTCAAGCCTTAATGAACGATAATCTAACTCATCCATGTATCTGGCTCATTAAATCAGAAACCCTTTTTACAGCTTGCTCACGGGCTATAGGGTTTTTCCTATCCCAATAAGCATGGCTTCTGTCATTCAAAATCGCGTCAACCTCTGCCTGGGCAGAAGCTGGTGTCATTATACCCGACTGTGACATTTCTGCAACAGTATCTTCACTTGTAACACTTTGACGAAAATCAGCAATCTTTGCAAAGGCTTTTATAAACTCAGGGTTATCCCCTAACTTTGAGCCATCCTGTAAGGTAAGGTCAAACATTTCTGGGTTAGCAAACTCTTGTGCAACGCTGGAGGCGGCCTGGACTTTTTGTTCATAAGCACGGCCCCACTCTTGTTTTAATACTGACTCAGTGTTTTCACGGGCAACCTCGACTTGTTCCATTGTAGCTGCACCTGATTGCTCTACAGTGCTTTTGTAATAATCAAGCACACCCTTGGCTTGGTCAGGTGTAAGACGCAACTTATGCGCAATATCTGCGTAATTAGATGCAACTTCCTCTGTAATTATGTTCCCATCAACAGGAAGCTCATATCCTGTAGCTGCTTCTGGTGTTCCCAATCGGCTGTAAATCCTGTCTAAGTCCTCATCTGTAGGGTTTACTGGCATCGGTATCTTATCCGCGCCGATTAGTTTTTGCGCGTTCACATAGGAACGGGCTAGGTTTCCAACATCTTTAATGGGTGAAATGCTAGGGTGTCCACGCAATTCTTCTGGTATCAATTCTAAAAACTCGTTACCAGACCCACCTGATGCTACTTCTGCTGGTGTCTCCATGACAGTCGCAGTTTCTGGCTGGGCTACCTGTTCGACAGTTTCTTCTGACATTTATTCCTCTTTCATCATGTTATGGATATGAAGGATAACAGCACGTTTCCCTTCCTCAAATGCTGTAGCATTGGCATCGCCAGCTACATAACTAGAAGCACGATAGTTACACCTTGCCTCTAAGTCCTCTAAGACTTTGGTTGCGCCATCGGCGGTAAACGTCTGTCTATAAAGGAATTTTATCTTTTCTATTTCTGGTGTCACTTACTAACCATCCTAGATGCTTGAGCAAGCTGGCCTGCGTTCTGTATGTCTTGTTGCTCTTGCATCATTTCCATTTGTTGCTGTTGCTGTGCGGCGCGTTCCTCACGAACCTGTTGCACCTCACGTTCTGACTTCAACGCAGTCTTTGGTACGCCTAATGCCTCAGTTACATGTTTAACCAATCCATCGGCATCAATGTGGTCGCCTACTGGTATGGATTGTGACAACGGCATAAGTATCTCCAACGCTTTCATAGTGCTGTTGAGGCTGCTTGACTTCTGCGCACGGGCTAGTGGTGATACATATTCAATATCTACATCACGCCCTTGCAACATCTCTGGCGGCTGTTGAAGCATGTCACTGCGCAGCATTAGCGCAAATACACGGTCAATAAGAGGCCGAAGCATCTCATTCATCAATCTTCCCAGCACAGGGCCAATCACCCTCATGCGCTCTTCTTGGCGCTGGACAACCTCAGTAGCTGTCATATTTGGTGCGCCGCCACTAAGAAGCTGGTCAACATAGAACGCTGAACGAATAGCTGTACGCCGTTGTTCTTCCATACTTAGACCAATAGGAATGTTTGCGCCTGTGTTTAGCGGCGTAATCATCTCTCTAGTGCCGCTTCTAAAGAAATTCAATCCCCCAGGCTGCGTTCTGATGGGCAAGAGGAATCCATCGTCAGGAACAAGAAGGGGAGGGTCTATCTGTTTCTGAGCAGCTTGGATGATTGTTTTTGACATAAGATTTAACATCTTAACATCAGGCAACGCAGTCATCGCTGGGGAACGCCCCATTGTCTCGCCAGTTGCCTTTAAAAATCGCGGAACAATGTACGGGAACTCTTGGAAGCCACTTTCGGAAAGTAGCATCTTTGTTTGCATGTCAATGTAGAATGACGCAAACGGCATGTTTTTATTGTCACGCTTGTTAGGGTCACGGTTAATACGCGGCACAACAGCATGCAACAAATCTATTTCGTCATCTGGTTTTTCTTTAAACTTCTTGGCAATGTAGTCGCCAACATTATCAATACCAAACCTTTGCACAGCTTGACGGGCTGGTAGCCTGTACATCCTAAAGACTGTATCTACAATACCAAACTGGTTCTCTTGAACGTAGAACTCAGATATGTGGCGGGTACTAAATCGTAAATCACGGTCATCCATCTCGACAAACATGCAGCCTGTACCAAATACAACAAGGTCTACATACATCTCATGGATTTCAGTTTCAAAGTTAGAGTGACCAAAAGCCCTCATCATGCGCATACTGGTGTCTTGCAACCACTCACGCACTTCATCGTCACGGCCTATGTCTGCATCTTTTAAGTCAAGGTGAAACCAGGGAGTTGCACCACTGGTCAGCATGCCGTGGAGACTAGCTGATAATAAATCGACAGCCTGCAATGCAGTGCCATCGAATATCATTTCCATCCGCTTCTCGCCTCTGGAACGCTTGCGAACAATATCAGCTTTGCGGGGCAGCATATAATCAGCAAGTTCCTGATAATGCGTATCCCAATTATCCCTACGGGTCTTTAGTGAATCGTACCGTTTTACCAGTGACTTAATAAAATCTTGCATAGATTACCCCAATAATGTAGGTGTGCCGCCAGTAGATGTGGAAGTTGTACCACCGCCAGCCATACCAGAACCAGCAACTATAGTAGACCCAGCACCTTTTCTTTTACGGGCTTTCTTAACCGCTTCTTCAGACAATGCTGCTGCGCGTTGTGTATCTTCTTCACCCGCTTGGGCTGGTGGGGGAGGTGGTGGCGGCGCGGGTGGCATATAAACTTTTGGTTTAAGGAATGACATTATGCAGAACCTCCTGTTGGAGATTTAGAACTAGGCTTTGCATAAGCTACGCCATATCCTTCCATGATTGTACCAGCACCGCCAAGTTTTTTTCCAGACCTTCTCCGAGTTTTAGATGCCATTAATGTATCATCAGGCACAACTTCTGGCGTTACCTCTGGCGTTACTTCTGGTTCTAAGGTAGGCGGTTTTTCGCCGTACAACATAGCGCGGCGTTCTTCTTTGTTAGTACCCATCGCAACGTCAAAAGTTTCAGTCGCTACTTTTTTAAATGGTTTTTCAATAGTTTCTTCAAAAAGTTCGTTTAACGGTTTAAAAGGATTAAAACCACCACCCATAATAATCTCCTACTTTCCTGACAATAAACCTGTTGTTTCCATAATTGTGCCGCCGCCGCCGCCTCTGTTTCTGCTGCGAGACTTAGAAGCGCCGCTAGATTTTGCGGTAGTTTTCTTAGTTGACGCTTTAGGCTTTGGCTTTGCCGATGATTTATTTATAATTGTTTTCTCAGAAGCTGATGGCACTGTTTCGCCTCGCTCTATCATCTCCACACCCTTTAACGCTACTTCCATGGCCTTTTTACTGTTTGGGTCAACTTTTTTAATAGCCCCCGATTCCAGCGCTAACCTCAAGCCATGTCCCATGCCACCCATAATAATCTCCTAATCCCACTTGTGAAAGCCTAGTTTTTGTGTCTCAGTGCGCAGCCAGTACGCATTTTTATACCCTTTATTAGATAACATACTTTTTAAGTTTCGGAAACCTATAGCTATGTTTCTCTTGCCGCCAATCGCAATAAAGTCAACTATCCACGGAACCGTGCCGCCACCATCATAACCTTCTGCTGGGAAACATAAGCTGTCTGTATACTCTACAACTTGGGCATAATTAGGAAACGCCCAGGTCGCAAAACATATTGGCATGTCAGAATTATCTCTTAGAACCATGTACTGACCAAGTGTCATCGGCGGTCTAATACAGCGTTCAATTTCTTCAACGCCCCACCAGCCGTGGTAATCACTCCAATCAAGCAGATACTTGATAGCTTCTACATCTATAGACTTGCTCATAACGTGAATGGGTTATACTCCATCTGTGCTATTTGCTGCGGAGGTTTCGTAAAGTTACTTCTATTTTCGAGACCCACAGCGAGATACCGAAACGCATCTGCCGCATGTGACGTAAAATCATGCAACGGATGGTCTCTAAAAACTTTTCTACGTTCATCAAACTCTTGCCTGTACTGTTTTAAATAACCAACGCCTTCACCACACTTATCCTTATCAAAGTGGCATTTAGGTATCAACATTCTTGCTGCGTTAATACCATCGGCTATCTTCATCTTAGGTATTACCCTAAACCTAATACCAAGGCTATAGGCTGTCTCTAACCTGGACTTGCCTGACCCTAGTTCTCGCACCTCAATATCATGCGGTGCTAAATGGTCGCCATAAATGTATTCCTTCTTATTAAGAATATCCGCATAATGCTGTAGGCCAACACCGCTACTCTCGTAATAATCAATAACATTAACCGCACCACCTCGGAAAATCTGGGCGAACCAGATAGCTGTGGAATCGTTTATCCCCAAATCCCAAGCAGTATGCACAGGGTACATAGGGTCATAAGGAACTCTAGTAATACGTCCATCATCATCAGCAGCATCCAACAACTTGCCGTAGTAAGCGCCGATAATAGCAGCAGTGAACGAACACTCATATTCCTGTTCATATTGTTCCGGTGTCATCTGCGTCCTAGCAGCGTCTAACTCCTCATCCTTAACTAGCCCACTCTCACTAGCCCGTACTATTTTATAATACCATTGTTCATTACCCTCCTCTGCCTGGTCTTTGGCAGTCTGGAATAAATCATAAAAGTGATTATGGCCTGCTGGTGTACCTAGAAATATAGCCGCACCCTCTCTGTCAGATAGTGCTGGCCTTACAACCTCCCCCCATACCCTTGGGTTCTGCATACCAAACTCATCGAACGCACACATATCTAAATATATACCACGCAAACTATCTGGGTTCTCAGCAGACAACAGCATCAACCTACCGCCATTAGGAAAGTCCACACGCAGTTCTGTCTCATTAAAAGAAACACCTGGTATCACACCCGCATAGAACTTTACATAATCCCAAGCAATCCTCTTGGCCTGCGTAAAGGTAGGCGCTACAAACGCCACCCTTGGCCTTGGTAACTCACAGGTCAAAGCTTTCTTAATAAGTTCATTAACAGCCCACACGGTTTTGCCAAAGCGTCTGTGCATTACCAGCACGTTCCACCGCTTCAAACTATTGTGCATCTCTGCCTGTAGGGGCCGAGGCTTATAAGGTATCTTAACTGCTTGTGCCACTGTCAGTCTCCCACAATATCCTAACTGTACCATCACTGACCTCTACGCCAGCACGGTTCTTAGCTTCCCCAAACTTCTCAGGCAGCACCTTGCCTACCTTCCACCGCACATGATGTGCATAGTCTCGCAATACATTAGGGTTGTAATCCTTCCTACCATGCAACGCATCACCGTATAAAGTATCTAACTCCTCTAAAGCCTTCTCCGCACTGTACTGCTGCGCTTCCTTAACAGCCGCTGCAAACTCCTCATCCCTCTTGCAACGCTGGTAGAACGCAGTCCTGGACACGCCAGTGGCCTCGCATACGTCAACAATGCTATGCCCGTCTGCAATGCTGGATATGATTATGTCTGTGCGCTGTCTGGTAAGCTTGGTCATGGTTACTCCTGTGTGTGTGCTGGATAGTAGTATTTAACATATATAAAGCAGGCCGCGCGCTGTCGGGTGTACCGCCTTGCAAAACATGCCCCCCTATGCCTTGCGCTGCCGAAACAATGCAGTGTGGCTTGGCTGCAACAGTGTGTGACATATTTGCAACACCTAACATTCTGTGATAGGCTCGCGGCGATTGCATTGCAGCGCGTCTGGTTCTGTGCTTTGTGCGTGTTGTGAAATGTAAAACCAACCCTTCCCAAAACAAAAGCCAAACAATATCAACACTTCCTTACTTATATTATATAACCAAACTTTTTTCCAATGTGTAAACTTTTTTTGTGTTTAGCTATTGCAATGCGCGATTGATGCGCTTATGTAGGACTTAAGACGACAACCTTGGAGGGTTAAAACAATGTCAGATAAAGCGACTACATTCTCAATCGTGCTGGGCGTAATGCTACAGCTTGCAAGCCTTGGCCTAGCTGTATCAGGCTTTCACCATGTCAACGGCTTACTTGTGCCAATGGTACTAGGTGCGGCTGGCACGTTTATGTTTTGGTATCCTATGATACAATCCAGCTTGGAGGGCTAAACAATGACTATCACAGCACAACAAAAGAAAACCATTGAGGACGCATATATCAGACTAGGCGCGTTAAACAATATTAGCTGGACTGGATACCGCGACCAGCTAGTCAACATCGAAAAAGAACTAGAACGCGGTCATCGGCGGTTTTGCCATGGTCGCAGCTACGGCTTAACAGTAGCGCAAGCTGCCAAATACTTTGCAGCAAAGCATATCATTGACGCTATGAACGGCAGGCAATACGAAATCAAATCATATTTGCACATCAAGAAGTCTTGCTTCTTGGCTCAGTCACTTGTTGCCAATTATCACGACATTATCAAAGAAGCTATGGACGGGTTCGACTACGACTCATTCGCTGCGCTTGATTACTGCGAACTTGTGGAGGCATAGACAATGGCTAACAAACTGACAATAGGCCTTGGGCTTTTAATGGTCTTATTTGCATCAAGCATGCAAGACCCAATGACCAACGCAGCATTTGCCTTGCAGATAGGGCTTTTGATAGCTGGCATGGGGCTTGCTGTTTATGGCGCGCGCCGAGGCTAAATAAAAAAATGAGAGTGTCATAATAATCTGGGGTTCTCATTTGTTTATAACAGTACAGGAAAAAAATTTATTTTTATGTGAATAATTTTCCGTTCTGAATCGTCTACTAAATACAACAACAAACCAAAGAGGCTAAACAACAGCTATGCAGACAATTAATTTAGAAACACAAAACAATGTCCTTAACGCAGCTATCGCAATTGCAGCGGATAACTCAACCGAAAACATGGAAGCGGTAGCGGCCAAGCTAACACAAGCAGAACGCGAGTATCTGCTAAAGATTATACAGCTTGCACAAGCCAGCAAGTAAAACAAAGGCGGCAAACACTACCATTGACGGCCAAAGGGCTGTCAGTGGCCTTTAAATCGCTATTAAACCATAGGAGGGTTAACCAATGGCACAATATCAGGTGACAGTGATAGGCACAGTCGAAAGAACTGTAATTGTTGAGGCAGACGGCCTTGAGTCAGCACAAAGCACCGCCGAGGGTGAATGGGCAGCATTGACAGGCGGCATCATAACAACAGCCGAGACAGTAGAGGCTATAGAACTGGAGGGTTAGACAATGGCTAAAGTAGGTAGACCAAAGAACTATGAGAACATGCAGCCATACGAACAGGCGCAGCATGACAGGCGCATAGCTATGGCTAGCATGAGAGAAGACCAGCTAGAGGCAGTAGAGAAAGCGAGGGCTGCGCTGCTAGAGTTTGAACAGCAATGGTCAGAAAGCTATGACCTATACAACCCAGAAACGCCACGCGCATTGCAGATAGCGTTTTGGGCTATACACAACGCATTTCCAAAAGAGGAGTCATAGAAATGCAGCTAGTATTTCACCAGATTAAATTCACAACTAACATAGCAGACCAGACAACCTATCAAGACCACTGGCAGCTATGCGATACAGCAGACGAGGCAAGGCAGCAAATCCTTACCTTGCAGAACATACACGGCGAAGCGCTGGATTCATGGGGCATTGCTGCAATCACAGACGCATCAGAAAAAAGCTGGATAGAGAAATGACACCATCAGAACTTAGAGAAAGGCGCGCCTTCCTCGGCTATACGCAGCTATCATTTGCTGAAAAGCTAGGGTTATCACGCCGCACCATTCAAGCCTATGAACTAGGCGAGACAAGCATACCCAAGGTCTTGGAAATGGCCTTGGAAACGATAGAGCTAGAGGAGAAATAAATAAAAAAGGCTGGGGTGCTATGCTTAACAAGTTATGCTTAACAAGTTTGGCACCCTTTTCTTTTTGCAATAGGTACTTGGGTTGGCTCAACAAGTGATGCTTAACTTGTTATGCTTAACACCGCTAATGCGGATTATACGAAGAAGCAAAAACCTGTCAACTACAAAATGATTCCCGTACCAACATGCACCAAGTCTCAAAACTAATCGTGGCTATGTCATCCTTATTAGAGAAAGCATCGTTGATAGCTGAGAGATACACAACGCAGCGAATCGGTTGCCTGTCAAACTTGTAAATGAGAACTGGCAGTTCGCCTGTTAATAACGCGGCGGCGCAAGTTTGTGACCACCACGCATCCTTGTGAATATTATTGGCTGTCGTGTTTGCATACCGCTTGCACTCTATCAACCACCCATCAAGACCAATCAAATCACCCTTGCCAGCCAATCTATATTGTTCGAGGTCACGCTTTACCTTCACGCCAAGCTGGTCATGGATTAGTAGAGAAACCTCGCGTTCAAAAGAAGCGCCTTTGTTGCGTCCATTGGTCATCCTGTACACTCCCCACCATCAACTTGGCAAAAGTAATCTGTCTCATCAAATACCCAATCCTGTTGACGCTCGACAAACTCAACTAAACTAGCCATATCTCTCTTGCGTTCAAAACGATTGTCTAATCTTTTTTCTGCATCAACCCACCATTGCGCTAACTCTGGGTGTTCCCGCGCCATCATAGCAAGAGTTGCC